CTCGCATCGCTTTAACGTAGACCTTCCATTCCGCTTTCAGAGCGTCCGGCACGACATGGGCGTCAAATGCATTTCCGTCCATACCAACGTAGACAGGGTAATCAAGTTCGCGAACGTACCTGAGAATCTGCTTAATTCGGTTATGAGGATTCATGCCTTTGGCGCAAGTGTGCTTCTGGAAACGGTTGAAGAGGTAACGGCCATGGTAAAAAGCGTGTTCAATTGGTTTCATGAACTCCAACGCGTGTGCAAGAAACGTTGGATTGCGAAACTGGATCATGCGTGGTCTGTCCAACTTATTGGGCTTAGATGGACAGTATTCGTGCTTGACGAAGCCTGAAACGCGTGCATGGAGGCGTTGCAGGACTAGAAGCAAAGCGTTTGAGTATAACACTCTCTTCTTACGTGGAAATTTCGCAAGAGCCTGTTGGATGCCTTCCTCGGAGAGAGGGTCAGCTAGCTGCTTGCCAAGCAAAAGACTGGCGCGGGTGAGGCGGCGCCGAAATTGGGGTGGTGGTCGGAACGGGGGTGCATCAATATACACCCTCGCGTTGAGAGCAACCCTGATGTTTCCGACTGTGTTTGCGCAGGAGTAGTACTTTCTGCTCAAAGGGGGGCACACATCAAGGTGAATGGTGGGTCGGGTTCGGGAGGTTCGCTTGCAGGCTCCAAACTTGATAGTTCGGTAGTCAGGCCTGCGTGGGGGACGTAGCAGCCTATCCATTCCATAGGCCACTGGGTCTTCCCACTCCCAGATTAGAAAGTTTGGTGCGCCTCCATGACAGAGCAAACAAGCTCTACCATGGATGCAAGTCCAGCTTCCGCACAATACGGTGTAAATCGTGCGAAGAGCTTGTCTCGGACATAACCAACCATATCTGGTCCACGGTACTTGGGAGCTATCTGGGTTGCGAACCATAACATGCTCCGCCCGACTGGGCTCTCGTAGACCACTCGTCTTGAATGGTCCACATTTTCCATGCCTAAAGAAGGAAATCCACAAAAAAGAACAAAAATCTTGTGGTAGTAGGTTTGGAAGAGGCTGGGTGCGAACGCTGCGAACATACTGCCGAGCGGTG